GTCTTTCGCGCGCGCGCCGAGCCGTCCCGCGTCCGCGCTCGTGGCCACGTCGTCAAGGGTGCGCTGCCATGACCCGAGCACTTCCTGGTTCCTCTGTCCGAAGAAATCCCGCATGACGTTCGCGGACTGAGGCACACCCATCAGCCGTTTCTGCTCTTGGATGAGGCTATCCAGCCCCGTTGCCTCGGCCGGCGTCAACCGGATGCCCTGCTGCTGCGCTTTCTGGATCGCCGACGTTGCCGCCTGCGAGGAATATTTGGCCACGTCCGGCGCCGCGTATCGGGACGCCCATGCGCCGAATCCCGCGCCGATCCCCTGCCCCAAGCCGCTCAACAGACCCTCTCTCACGGCCGACGTGGGGTCGATCTGGGCGGTTTCATCTCCAAGCAGAGACTTGCCGATCGCCTGGCGCCCGAGCTCGCCGGTTGCCGCCGCGCCGCCCGTCAGCCCGACCGATGCCGCCGCGCCAAGCGGTCCCGTGATCATCATCGGAGCCGACATGATGCCGGCCGCAAGGCCAGCGCCCGCCGGGAGCATCTGCCCCACGCCGCTGCCGACGTTGGCGAGGCGACCCCAGCCGCTCGGCGGCTGCACCTCAAGCATCTGGCCATCGTCCGACTTGTGATAGATGCGCCCGCCCGCCGACTTGCCAAAACGCTTCTCTGCCGCGTCCACCGGTTCGCCCGGATAGAGTTGCTTGGCCGCGAAGCGTATCCACGCCCGCTCATCCGGTGCGAATGAGCCGATCGCCTGTTGCGTGAACCCAAGCGTGCGATCTGGATTGTACGTCAGCGCCTTGTCAGGCACCGGCGCATTGCCCTGCGTTCCGGTGCCGAGAACGCGGCTGAAATAGTCCGTCCCGGAGACCGGTTCGACCTGTCCCTCATCCGTCGCGCTCAGAGCCCGGCTGAAATAGTCGGTCAAATGCCGAACTCCTTTTTGACCTTCATGTCGACTTCCCGGTCGATCATGGCCTTGTCGGCACCGGGCATGGTGCGGCGCACCTCGGACTCGATCTGCCGGGCCCGATTGTTGATGATGCCGCGCATTTGTTCCAGCGGGATACGATTGGCGGCTTCGTTGGCGTCGCCTTTGAAGCTATCTTTTTTAAGATGGTTCAGACGCGCGATCCCAAGCGCAATCGTCTCCTCGGCGCGATCAATCTTGGCCTTGAACGTCACCGGGTCGTCGCCGTCGAAAATGCCGCTGCCGGCGTTCGGCAACTCGGCCAGATTGCGACGCATTTCCTGATCCGTGACGGTCGCGCCCGAGTTGGCCTTGATCGCGGCGTTGATGTTCGCCGCCGCATCCCGCCGGAACGTCGCGAACTTATAGAGCTTTTCCTGAGTCTGCGGCGGCAGGGTACCGGCCTTCGCCGCCAGCGACGCGCCCCACATGCCGGCTTGCGTCTTGTACTGCAGCATTTCAGGGTCGAACGACGCGCGGATGTTGCGAAGACTGCCGAGGCTTTCCGTCGCCGCAATGTATTTCTTATCGACTTCGTTCTGGCCTTCCTTCCCAAGCGCTTGAGCGTTCGCGGCATCGTTGAACATCTTGCCGGCCTCGCCCTTGCCGCCGAGCGCGAGCGCGCCGCCTAGCGCGCGGGCTTTCGACTGCGGCATGGGACCAAATGGCGTTTGAACCATCGGATCGTCTGGCGCGGACGGTGCGGACGGCGCCACCGGCTGAGAGACTTGCGCCGGGACGATGTTAGGGTCAGGCGCCGCCCCATCATACGACTGCGGACGGATCGGGCTTTCCGGTGTCGGTACCGCCGGCTGCGATCCCATGATCTGGCGAAGCAGGCCCGCCGTGACGGCGCTCATCTCATCCTTGGCGCTGGCCTGCCCGACCTGAGCTTTATAGAGCGGGTCATTCAACGCCCGCCACGCGGTCAAGGCCTTGGTATTTTCCAGCTCTTGGCCGCCCTGGGCGCGCATGAGCGCCATCTTCTGCTGCAGCTCCAGCGGCATGAGCGATTTGCGCTCGCCGATGTCCAGCTCTGACTTGTATCGGGCCTTCCCGAGATCCCCAAGAAGGCCGATGCCCTGCTCCGGCGCCATGACGCCCATAGCCTGGGCGAGCTGCGGCGGCAAGCCGGGCATGCCCTGCAGCTGCGGCTGCAACTGGCGCCACGCTTCCATGCGTCTCTGCCGCTCGTCTTCCTGCCGAAGCTGCTGCTGGCCCATGAGCCCCTGCATGATGCCCTGCTGTGCGCCCTGCGAGCCGCCGCCGCCGAGCAGACCGAGCCCGCCCATGAACAGAGGGTTGACCGCGCCGCGCGTCAGGAAGTCAAAAAAGCCCATCTCGGCCATGTCGTGCCCCTCACTGTCCGTAGCGCGTCCAAGGCGTCCACGAATTCCCGTAACCCATCGGCGCGCCGTTCATCATGTTCGAGAACCCGCCCCATGCGCCGGGAATGCCGGACATGAGCCCGAGGCCCATCATTCCGCCGCCAAGCGCCTGTTGCCACCACGGCGTATTCTCGCGCGTCGTCGTCACGCCGCTCGTGGTGCCGCCCATGCCCGCGATGCCCGCAAGCATCGGGAACATTTCCTGATAGGGACGCAAGCCGGCAAGGCGCTGCTGTTCCCATTGCATTCGCGCCGCGTCGAGGTTGCGTTGGTCGTAGCCCTCGCGCATCTGCCCGCCCATGATCTGGTCAAGCGAGGCTTGCCGATCCATTCCGAACAGGCCTTGCGCCGCGCCCATCTGTCGGTTGCGCTCGTTTTCGTAGGATTGGAACAGTTGCGGCGCGAGTGCGTCGCCAACGCCGCGCGCGAGCGAGCCCTGGTGCAGCGTCGAGCCGCCCATGCCGGATTTGGCGAAGCTGGCGTTGATGGCAGGCATCACGTCCGCCATGGCACGGGATTTCAGCCCTTCCATGTAGGGGTTGCCGGCGTCCAGGTATTTGCCGCCCATGACCGACTGCAGATAGTCGCGGGACATTCCGCCGGCCCCGCCAAGACCGTCGAGGCCCGCGCGCGTCTGGTCGCTCATCTGGGCCACGGTCGGACCGCCGTAGGTCTGAAACGCCATCGGGCTATTCAGCCAATCGTCGAGCCCGCCGAGGGTTTGCTTCAAGAGCGGATTGGCGGGCCCCCACGGGTTGCGCTCGCCGGTTTGCGTCTGTGTCTGGCTCTTGCCACCCATTAGAGCACCTTTCTGAGTTGCGACCCGTCAGGGGTATAGCCGCGCGCGCGAAGCAGACGACGCCACCCGCGCCGGCCGGGAATGACCAGAGATTTGCAGCCGTGTGAGCGTGCCCAATCTTCGATCTGGTCGAGATACCAGATCATGGGCAGCAGCTTCTCGCCTGCGAACAGCACGATGCGGGCTTCATTGGCCGACCATTCCGCAAGCAGCACGCCGCACGACTTCTTGGGGACCGTGGCGATCCACGTCGCCACGTGTCCCTTCGATATCGCCGTACGGGCGCTATCGAGCGTCCACCCGTCCTCGGGGTGCCGGCGGATGGCTTTGGCCACCCAATCCTTGACCCATGGCCAAATGCGATCTGCATAATCCACCGGGACGGGATAGACGGCGATCATGGTCTTAGTCCGTGGTTCCGTTCATGGTGCTGGTGCCGATCGTGATCGGCGCCTCGCTTGTCGTGCCGAGGCTCGCCGTTGCAACGACGCGTGGTTTCACCCGCTCGACCTGCTCCGGTGCAATTACCCTCGACGCCTCGAATTCCGCGAGCTTCTTCTCAAGGCTCGCGATCTTCTCGGCGTTGGCAGAAATGACCTTCTTCGCCATCTCCACCTGAGCCCCGAGCGCGGCCACGGCGTCGAGCGCCGCGTTGCGCTGGCTGGTCACGATCGAAAGCTGCAGCTGTGTTGCTTCGCTCATCGGTTGCCATCTCCCAAGCATTTGTATTCAGCGGATGAATTCGTCGTCGATACCGCATAGGCCATCACCTGATTGCCAGCGGCCTTGCAAGCCGTCAGGGTGCCGAACCCACCGGCAACGGTGACGGATTGCAGCGTCTTCGTCGGGTCCTGGTCGCCGTTCGGCGTCGTCAGGTAGATTGCGAGGATAAGAACGTATTTCATTGATGCCTCCGATCAGGTTCCGATCAGTCCGTGCCCGTTGGTCGCGTGCATGTCGTCGATAAGGGCATAAACGCGTTCGGCGAGCTGCGCCAGCGTCACTGTGGCAGTGTTGAACGTCGTCCTAGTCGGGGTTCCTGTCGGCAAAGCCCATCCTGTCCGACGTGTTTTCAATATCTGCGTTCCGTTCAAGTTGACTGTCTGACCGCCCTTCACGCGCAGCACTTCCGCGAGCGCTCCCGCCGTCATGGCTTTGATCACCACGTCGGAAACTTCGGCCGAAGCCGTCACCGTCGTGAACTCGCCCGCGATCGACGCCATGGCGATGGCCTCGCCCGCGAGACTTTCGGCAAGAAGGCTGATGCCCGTGCCAAACCCCGCCGCGACTGTGCCAGAACTTGCATGCTCAAGGGTCAGGATGCTGCGCACGACGTTCGTGTCCGACGTGCGATTGTGCATATGCACCCGCGTCGCCGGAGAAGTCGTGCCGATGCCGACATCGCCGGCCTTGTCGATCGACATCCTGTCGGACGGCGTCGTCGAAGCTGCAGGCGTTGTCCGAAGCAGGATGCGGCCCGGCGTAGCGCCCGAGGTTGCGTTGTCGTCGGCGGCTAGAAGGATATCCGCCACACGGCCCCAAGCCGACCCATCGGATACGGCGCCGACGATGGCGAGCGCGTTGTCTCCGGACGACACCGCCGAATGTGCCCCAACCGTTGTAGTCCTGGATTTATGCCCGACGATTGCCGAAGATGCGCTGTTGGCCGCATAGTAAAAGCTCTGCATGGACGTCTGCTGCGAGCTTCCGATCACGGCAAAATTCGCCGATTGGCTGGCCGCCGACGACATCGCCAAGCCCGTGATTGGCGCCGTGTATCCGATAACCTGCTTGCCGCTCGCATCGACAACCCACGGCGTCGAGTCCGGCGCCGACGCGTCTTCGATCAGGATCGTATTACCCGAGCCGGTGTTGTTGATATGCAATAGACCGTTCGGGGTCACGGTCGTAGGGTTGCCAATCACGACTTCGCCCGAAGACGCGATGCGCATGCGCGTCGTCGGCGTGATTGCGCCGCTCGGGGTCGTGCGGAAGTCGAGATGCGCAGGCGTCGATCCAGCCGCAAACGTCGCCGACGCGAGCGCAACGATCTGCGCAGCTTCATTGAGAAACGCCGTCGAGCCGGGCGCCCCGAGCGAGCCGACGAACGAAATCCGTCCAAGCGCATCACCGCTCTGAACTGCCGCCGCATCTTCGTCGCTCGCTATCTCCGTCGTCGCCCGGCTTTTGCCGAGCACGAGATAGGGCGCGAGCGCGTCTGCCGAATGCCGAAGGATGCTGAGCGAGGCATCCGTGCCCGTCGTCGGGATCTGCACCTTGGGCTCGATGCCGATGCCGACCGGAAGGGACTGGTTCGATACGTCAGCCGTGAAGATGAGGCGCCCGTTGCTGTCGAGCGTCGCGCGCCGCGTCGAATTCGAGAAGAATTCGAGTTGGTTACCGTTTCCCAGCGCGTATGACGTGGCGCTTTCGGTCGTGTCAGAGCCGGGCGACCCGACCGTCCAGGCCGATCCCGTCCACGTGTCGCCAATGTCGCCGGTGTTGTCGGGAGCCACAGAGTAGCCGGACGGAGGCGTGAACGTGTCGAGCGGGTCCACGTCCACCTTGTACTCGCAAACCCCGGTCGCGGTGACGATGATGCACTGAGTTGTCATCCGAGCACCTCGATAATCACCATGCTGCCGGCTGCGCCCGGCCCGCCGTTGGCTCCCGTTGCATTCGTGAAGGCAACCGCGCCGCCACCGCCGGCCCCCGGCCCCGTGCCCGTGCCGCCGACCGTCGCGCCCGACGTCGTCAGGCTGGTGATCGTCGACCCACCGCCCCAGAACGACCCCGCGCCCGTGCCGCCGACAAGCGTTGAGCTGACTTTGAGCTGCTGGCCATGTGAGCCGGCCGCGCCGGGGATCTTCACCGTTCCGGTCGATGGCGCGACGCCGGCAGCGCCGCCAATGCCGAAGGCGCCGGCCGCTGCCGTGGCCCCGCCACCGCCGCCGGCCGCCGCGAGAATGCCCGTCCCGCTGCCGAGCCGACTGAAGCCGCCGACGCCGCCGCGCCCGGTGGTCGAGGCGCTGGTCGCCCCGAGCCCGCCCGCACCGATCTGGATATCCAACTTGCCTGATGCGTTCACGGCGGCATCGAGCGTCGCCTTGGAGTAAAGGGCCACCGCAGTGGCTCCCGAGCCACCACCACCACCGGCTGCGTAGGTCGTTCCCGACGCCACCGCGCGCCCGCCGCCGCCGCCGCCACCCGTGCAAAACACGAGCGCCGAGATCAGATTGCTCGGTATCGTGTAGCCGAGCGATCCGGTTTTCGAGCTGGTGTAGGACACGAGATTGAGGTTGGTCAGCCGCCCCGTGAGCGCCGTCGAGGCGAGCCGCTTCATGGTGCCGGCGCTGTCGTCCCACGCCAGCAGCGTATCCGCCGCGTCGAGGCTCGATAGGGTCGAGACGAGGCCGAAGTGATTGATGAGGCCCTGGATCGAGAGCTTGCCGTGCGCCGTCGCGCTGTTGTCGTAGACCGGAAACCGGTCGTTCAGGTCATAGTCGGCCGTCCCGATCGTGGTCAGTGCGTTGAAATTCAGCGATATCGTGCGGTCGGCCGTCAGATTGCCGCCGCCCGTGAGGCCCGTTCCGACCGAGATCGCGCGCAAGCGATCCGCGGCTCCAAAGGTCGCGAGATCCCACGTCGTGACGACGTAGCCGTTGCCGGTGGGGTTGACGCGGACGAGCTTGTCGGCATCCGAAATCCCCGCCAATGCCGGAAGCAGAGCCAACTTGCTCTGCACGTCGGCGAAGACCGTCAATAGCTCTGTGATATCGTCTGCCGTCTCAGCCATGGAACCGACCCGTCCAAATCTTATAGTGCAGACGGTACGGGGGCACATTGAACGGCTGCGGCGAGCCGGAAACACGTTTCCGTCGATACATGCAGACCTCGCGAAGATAAACGATTGTGCCCGCGATGTAAACCGAATGGGCGAGCACGTGGTTGTCGGCCGTCTTCTCGATCAATGCACGTGCAACATTGGTCCCGGAGAGATCGGACCAATAAGTATCCGTCCCGAGATATCCGTTCGATACGAGACGGCAAGCGCCCATGAAGAATTCCGACCCCGCCAGACACGTCCCTATCTGCTGATCCGTAATCGTGAACACCGGCGTTGCCCGCTCGGCGAAAAATTTGTTGCCGATGATCTGGTTCCTATCCCAAAGCGCCGGCCGCTCGTGCGTGTCGAGCACCACGGTCCCATCCGCCCGTGTTACCGTCATTCGACCGCTGGCGATCTCGACGCCCATCAGATCTTAGCCTCTGCCGTGATCGTCGTTCCGGCCGAAGGGATCGGCGGGCCGTCGTTCGACCGGAACGTGATATTGTGGATCTGCCCGAGAAAATTGCGCATCGAATTGCGTTGCGTCTCATTGATCGAGCCGGGGTTCAACACCTTGGCGGCAAACGTCAGTGTTTCCCCGGAGACGACGCCGCGCCCGGTCCCGTCGTTGTCGATCGCAGTCCTGAGGTATCGGTTGTCCGATGAGAACCCGTTGACCGGGCAATAGAAGCCCGTCGCATCGATGAGAATGGCGGTTGGCATCAGGCTGCAACCTCCTGGTCGAGAACGTGTACCTCATAATAGACCCTGAGCCCGGCCGTGCCGAAGCCGATTGAGCCGACGAATTCGAGATAGATGTTGGTCCGATCCCATGAACGCTTCACGAAGATCGGTTCGTCTGCGTTGGTCAGGAACGCCACCGACCCGGCCCACGGCACATTCGGCGTTGCCGTCGCCGAGCGCCCCAGCCAGCCGATCGTCATCGGGTGCCACGGCTGGCCATGCGCCCCGATCGTGAACTGCGTTGATCCCGCATAAGTCAGGATCGCGCTGCCCCGGAACTCCCGCACCGAGCCCAGCACCGGACGCGCCGAGTGGAATACGACCCGAGACGGGTCAACGTCGGGATCGTCGAACACGTCGTTGGCCGACGCGCCGTTGCCCGGCACGTAGATCGCTGCCTTCCCTGTCGCGTCCGCTCTAAACCGGAATGCCATGCTGCCTCAGAAGTCGATTTGAAACGACTTGTTGTCGAGATCGATGATGAATTTGCTATCCGCCGATCGCAGCAAGCCCGCCGTGACCGTGCCGAGGTTCGCCGTGATCGCCGAAAGCGACGCGGCCGAGATCGCAACCGCCCGGATCGTGCCGTCGACGATGACGTTGCCGTTGATGCCGACCGTCGAGACCCCGTTCACCGTCCCGATGCCGAACACACTCACGGGGTTGACGGTATTGGTCGGATGCGCGACCAGGAACCGATCTGCGACCACCGTGAACTGCGTGCCTTCGTTGTTCCCAGAGAGATCGATCAGGCCGGTGACGTGATTGTTGCGGTTGAGCGAGACCGTGAAGCGGCCCGACAGGCCGTCGACCGACTCGACGAGTTGATTGACGGTGTATTCCTGCCCACCGATCGCCGTCCGCACCGTAAGAAGCTGCGTTGCGAGCGCTTCCGTCAGTGTCGAGCGGGTCGTGCGCTCCTCATCGATCGCCGACTCCGTCTGTCCGACGCGGGCGAGGATGCTGATCAACTGTTGCGCGAACGCTTCGTCACCGTCCGCCCGCACCGTGCGCTCTTCAGCGACCGCCGCCTCAGCGTCTCCGATGCGCGCGAGCATCAACTCAAGCTGCGTGGCGAACGCATAGCCCTCATCCAACCGCGTCTGCTGCTCAACGCGGATCGAAGCGGTATTCCCGAGCCCCAGCAGACCGTCCCGAATGATCGTTTTCGCCGTGCGCGATGAGGCCGCGATCGCATCGTCCAGGCTTTCCTGCATCGTGTCGAAAAGCGCCTGCAGATCCGTCTGCAGAGACCGGATGAACGCCACCTGCGTCGTCAGCGTCTCGCCGTCGAGCGAGTCGAGCAGGTCGATCACTTCCTGGAGACGCGCGTTGATCTCATCAATTGCAGCCTGCAGCCGGGCGAGCTCGCTCGCATTGCTGGTTTCGGTCGCGAGCGCTTCATTGGTCGTGCGTCGAAGCTGGTCGACGAGATCGCGGCCCCAGGCGTAAAGATCCTGCTGAGACTGGCCGCGCGGCTGGGGAAGGTTAGCGATCGCCACCGGCTCCCCCGTCGTGCTCGATGCCCACCGCTTCCGTCCACGTGACGCCGCCCGCAATGTTGACGGTCCATGACACCCAACGGGCTTCAATGCGGGTCAGGCATGCGCCATACGCATTCATGGGCGCGCCCGTCAGGCTCGCCGCCGCCGTCCCGGTCGGGATGTGCTCGGTGGGATAGGATGCCGCCTCGCATTGCACGGACGACACGAGAATGCCGCTGGTGCTGTCGCCCGAATACGTCGGAGAGTTGGTCGCCTCATCGTACAGCTGCAGGATCGCATTCGATGTCGTAGACGACGTTGCCGCCGCCGTGATCCAAATCAGATACCAGCTGCTCCCGAGGTGACGGATACCCGATCCGCTCACGCCCGACGTTGCATCGATCACGCCCAAGGTGAGATCGAAATTCGCGGTCGGCGCGGAACTGAAGGCTGTTGCCGAAAGCTGCAGCCGCGCCCCGCGTCCAGCGCCTTTGACGATCGCGCTCAGCGTGTACGTCGTGCCAGAAACGAATGTGGGGGTTTGTCGCGCGAAGTGGGTATTTGTAGCGGTACCGTCGTCGATCAGAGACGTGCCGTTCGTGCCCCCGAGATGATCCGCCACGCCTCCGGCCGTCGTCGAACGCACCTCGAACCAATCCGCGCCCGTCAGATCGTCCGCGTAGGTGAGCATGTTTGTCCGGGTCGCGCCGACCGTCGCTTGTGCCCGCCCGAGGTTGTGCCGACGATAATTCAGCGTCACCGCCACACCCTTGGCCGTATCGACGAGCGGGACCGTGCGGCTGAGCCACGTGTTGCGACCAGGTCCGATCTCGGTTTCCGACGTGGCAATCGATGCCGGCCGGTTGTCCCCGGTGTAGAGGCTGAGATATCCGCCCGTGTCCACCGCCGCCCATTGCTTGCGGCTTTCGCGCATGAGCGGGCTATCGAGCGACGCGGATATGCTGTCGATATTGGCCGATCCGAACAAGGCAATCAGGGCCGCGCTATCGTCGAGCGACGTGCCCTCGCGGCCCATTTCCCAGGCCATCATCAGCGCTTCGTCGTCCCAGGACCACCGATTGTCCGCATAGGACCATATAAGCTGCTCATTCGGGGTTGACGAACCGTTGGCGGGATAGGCGATGATCACGGCCCGCTTTGACAGATCGAGCGAAGCGGAAATCCGGTGCCGGTAGGAGTAATTCAGCCTGTCCAGAAAAAATTTGTTGACCTTGCCTTCGCCGACGTTCTGGCTCCGGAGCCCGTCGAACAGGAAAAACCCCTCCTCGCTCACATAGAACGTGTGCGGGCCGAACGGGATGACGCCGTGCGGGCTCATGGCGCCGCGTTGGGTTTCGACCTCATCCTTCTGAAACACCGTCGAGCCGCCCGTGTAGACAATGCGGCTGATCATGCGTTCCTGAAAGATCGCTCCGGCCTCTCCACCCCTGATCTTGACGAACCCGCCGCCCGCCGCCGGCATCTCGGTTTCGCCAGACTGCCGCGCTGTGTCCGGCGTCCACCATGTGCAATCGTTAAAGGCGCTCCACCGAAGCGTCCGGCCGAAGCCCACGAGCACATGCGGCCCGACGCGGCCGATGGCGTCCACCGTGCGCGGGGCATAGGTCTCCTGTCCCGCGACCTGTCCGGCGTCGGGCACATCGGTGAACGTCGCGTCCTCGCCCCACCGGAACTTCTGCAGCGGCACGCCACGCGCACCCGCGAGGATATTGTCGCCGAACTGCTCGAAGCTCCACACCCACTCGGCATCGGCCGTCGCATAGCCGGCGCTCCGGGACAGATCGGCCGGCACCCGGTTGGCCAGGCGATAGATGGCCCGCGCCTCGGCTAGAAACAGATGCTGCTGCGCCGCACCGCCAAGCCCCGTGTAGCACGAGAACGCCCCAATCACGGTTCCCGACGTGACGCGGGCGTTGTCGTCATAGCGCGCCAGCGCGGGCTTGGCCGTGTACCGGCCGCCCTTGCTGATCACGCCCTTCGCCGTCAGAAGCCCCGCGCCCGTCTTCGGCGCGTCCGGCGTCCATTCGCCGAACTCGACCCGTTGCATTCGAGCGAATGGGCGTTCTTCAGCCACGCGGGTTCACCATCGCTGCCATGGGCGTGGGCTTGATCGTCGGCGAGCCGTCCTGCCGCGTCTGGACGTTGACCGGTGCCAGCGGCGATTGCCGGTGATTGTCCATGGCCGCCTTCAGGTCCGCCAAAGCGGCCTGCTCCATGATCTGGGCGCGCTGATACAGGTCTTGATTGCCGAGCACGTCGAGCGCGATGATCGCCTTCGCGCGGGATCGGATCAGAACCTCGCCATCCGTCATCCACGCATTCGTGTCGCTGCCCGCCGAGAGGGGAGCCAGCTTCTTGACGCCCGTCAAATAGATGTTGAACACGCCGTTTGGGATCGGCCCCAGGCGGATGCTGGCGCCCTCCCGAGCGTAAAACCGCGGCGTGCCGTTTGCGACTGTCGTCGAATAAAAGTTATCCAGCCACAGATACGACGTACCGGCCAGCCGATTAGCCGCGCCGCTGGTTCGGTTGATCACGCTATCTATCGTGAGTAGATCCTCGCCCGACGTGATCGAGCCACCCGCCGCCGTTTTCAGGTTCGTGGGCAGCGTGTAGGTCTCTGTCCCGGATACAGTATCGATCCGAAAATGCCCCCGGTTGAACGTGAACGGCTGCGACTGATACGTCTTGATTGCAGACTGGATCGCGTCCGTGATTTGGTCCAAGAGATCGTACCACGTGGTCTCGTTGGCGATGCGGTCCCGCATGGTTGCAAGCGTTGTCATCAATACCCCCAGGGTCGAATGCGACGCGGCAGAACGTCGGTTGATTTTCTCCGCAGTGCGATGAGCGCATCGCGCTCGGCGATCGCCGCTGCACTCATCAACTCCGTGTCACGCAGAACGTCCCGAGCCAGCAGCCGAACGGCTGTTGCCCGCGTCAACGCCTCGCCGGCCACCATCCATGCGTTCGTGTCGCTGGATGCAGTGAGGGTCGATAGCTTCTTGGTCCCGTGGATGTAAATCGAGTAGACCGCATCCGGGATCGGCCCGAGCCGAAGCTGATCGCCAACCCGCGCGAACGCGGTCGGCTGCCCCGTCGTGGTCGTCGAGTTGAGGATTTCCAACTCATCGGGATCGACTGCACGCATGGGCGATCCGGTGTTGTTGTTCCGGACCACGGCGTTGTCGATCTCGATCAGGTCTTCGCCCGTCGCAAGGGCGGCCCCGGCTGGCGTCAGCAGAGCGGTCGGGAGCGTGTAGAACTCCTGAGCGGCTACCGTATCCAGGCGGAACCGTGCCTCGTTGAAGGCGAAGCGCTCGGCCTCGTGAAACTCGATTGCCGAGCGTATCGCGTCGTCGAAATGTTCGAGCAGGTCATACCGCCCGATCTCATTGGCGAGACGCGCCCGCAATGTTCCGAGTGTGCTCACTGCGGGCGCCTCCCGTTAGGCGTAGCGGGTCGGATCGAGGACATACTCGATCATGACCGAGGCGGCACCCGTCGTCGCAGCCGTGCCCGTCTGCGTGTAAGCGACCAGGATTTCCGTCGCCGACGTGAGCTTGGCTGCCTTGCCGGTGTAGCGGGTGAGACCGAGCGCGGTCTCATCCACGTCACCAGCCGCCAAATAGGCGTCGTCGTCCGACGCGTGTCCGACCTTGAGCACGTTGGTCGTCGCCGCGTTAAACACGGTCGTCACGAGCACCGTGACGGCCACAATGATCGCTCCGGCCGGCACGGCTCCCGCCGAGACGCCAGCCGTAATGCCGGTCGTGTCAAACGAGATGTCCTTTCGGAGCACGTGGGGCACCCAGGAGTGCGGCCCTTCAGTAGCGCTTGCTGCCATTGTCAGATCACTCCTTTATCAGCTCGCCGCAGCGGCGTAGGTCGAAACGACAACCGTGCCGAAATCGACAGAGTTGTACACGGTCTTCTTCATGCCGAAGATGCAGCCCGCCTCGACGCCGAGCTTGTTCTTGTAGTCGAACAGCTCTTCGTTCCAGTCGAACTGACCGGGGCCGAACTCCTTGCCGAACCCCATGCCCACGGCCTGCGCGCCGCACAACACCGCACGCCGCACGCTGGTCTGCGCCGCGCCCGAGGTCGAGTGAACCCCCTGCGTGACACGTGTGGCCTCGTGCAGAATGACGTTGTTGTACATGCCGAGAGCACCCGTGAAGAGCGGGTTCTTCGAGGCGTTGCCGCCGCTCATTGCCGCCTTCTGGATGTCCACGTACTGACCGGTCGAGGTATTGGTGCGCAGCGACGTCACCTGATAGGGATGCAGGAACATCACGTAATGCGGCTCACCGCCGATCATGATCGGACGGATGAGAGGCGTCGCGACCTTCGCCTTCTCCACCGCTTTGTCGATCAGATCGAGGGTGAAAACCTTCGTGCTGTCAGCCTGCACCGCCTGATCGGTCGAAAGCGCACCCGCCCGCAGAATGCGAGTGGAACTCGGCGCGACGATCGCGTTGTTGCCGGCGTACCGGGCGTCGGTCTGCACCGTGTAGCCGCAGATGTGGTTGAAGAACGTCGCATCGATGCGATCGCTCCACCAATCCTTGAGGCCGCTCATCGCTTCCTCGCGGACGCTCCACGGGATACGCTGCTCGCTCATCTTGCCGGCCGAGCGAACGGCGTGGCGAAGCTGATTGATCACGATATCGTCGGTGTAGGTGCTCAGCTCCTCTTCGTTGCCTTCCAACGTCGAGTCACCAACCACACCATCGCCGGCCAGCTGCATGCGCAGCGTCAGTCGAACGCGATCGCCGGCGCTCTTCTGGGTATCCGCCTTGATCTGGATCAGGGACGAATTATCGGTGCCCATGAACTTTTGCGCGTAGGTCTGCTTCAGCGCTTCACGGGCGAGACGCTTTGACCATAGCTTGACGGTCTCAGCGTCATTCAAACCATATGCGGTGTCTGCCACGGCGTGGCACTCCTTTTTGAGGTTGCTCCTTTCAGGTTTCGCCCTTGCCGACGGGCCGCCGTGGCGCGCATGCGCTGCGCGGTGCGATGCGGGATTACCGGCTCCCGCTGGCCGAAAACGCTTTTACGAACGCTCAAATCAACGCTAGTTCAGAACGCCGGCCGCGCGCATCTTCTGCAGGATGCTCTCGGCTTTATCGGGATCGGTCGTGTACATATTCGCCAGCTCGCCGATCGTCGGCCAAGCGCCGTCAGCCGGCGTGCCGCCCGATCCCGTGCTTAGCGAACTTGCAGCCTGCTGACCAGCCCGAATTGTCTCGATCCGAGACGGCGCCGCCGGTCTCTGAGCCACCGGCTGTGGTGCCGGCTGGGCAACCGGTGCCGCTGCTCGTGGCGCATATCCCCTCTGGCGCGCGATATTATAGGCCAACTCCGCCGGGCTCATGCCCGTCTGAGCCGCGTGCACGGCGATATTCATTGCGTCTCTCTCGACAAGAGCCTGTCGGAACTCTGCCGCCGTGCGAAACCCGTTCTGAATGGCCAGATCTTCCACCTTCGGATGCCCATCCGGGAACATGGCCGCATACTCCTGCTGCCGATGCTCGCGCAGAAACGTCACCGCGTTGGTATAATCCGGCGTTTGAGCCGCAAACTCCCGTTCCGCCCGCGTGACGTAGTTCATCAGCTCTTCTTGCTGGCGTCGGGCTTCGATCGCCTGCTTCTGCGCTTGTGTCTCTTTCTCCAAGCGGGCCGCCTGCTCGGCGATCGTCTCCACCTGCTTGCGCACGGGGTCGAGATAGGGATCGGCATCCGGCTGATTGCGCGTCTGTCCCTCTGCAAGAGTGCGCAGAAACTCACTCATGCGCTTGGCCTCGGCCTCGGCCGCTGCCTGGCGCTCGCGCAGCTGCCGCGCCTCAAGACGCGCCTCACCCAACGCCGCCTGCAGATTCTTGTGCCGCTTGTCCAATTCCTCATAGGGGAGCGGCTGCGGCTTCTCTGGTGCCTTCTCGGCGGGCTTCTCGGCTTCCGTCTTGGCCGCTTCGGCTGGCTTCTCGTTCTGAGCGGGCGCGTCGCTCAACTCCCGCGCCATTTCGGCATACTTCGCCGCATCCGGGTCCGGTGCCGGCTGCGTCGGGGCCTTCTCGATCACTGCTGCGTCAGACATTCACAACTCCCTGCGGCTTCCGGGCCGCTCCGATGCCGGGATGCGCTCCCGGCCAGCGTCACGCCGCGTTCTGCGGCGATCCCATGATCCGTCCAGCCGCCTCGATCGGGCGGATGTTGCTTTCCATCTCCTCGCGGCGAGCCTTGGCCGCCGTCAGAGCCGCGTTTGCCTGCTTGCCGGCCACGTCCGCCTGAGCGCCAGCCATCGCCAGCTGCTGTTGAGCCTGCGCCATCGGGTCGGGAGGCGCCGGTTCATTGATCGACTTCGCGATCTGGGCCGACAGAGACGACGGCAGCGGACTGTATTCGATCATCTGAGCCAGCACCTGCGGCGCGATCGGCATCTCTTTGAGGATCGGCATCATCTGAACCAGCATGCCCCAGACGGCTTCCTTCTGGTTCTGGCTCATGGGCGCTTCGTCTACGACGATGTCATACTTGACGACCCCCGGCTGACGCACGAGCGGCCGGTATTCGATGCCGCGATCGCCATTGATGCGGATCAGGCGGCCGTCGCTCATGTACCTCACGATGTAGTCGAGCAGCACACGGCCCTGCATCTTGCGATAGCGCCGAAGGCTATCGAAGAACGTGGCCAAGATCGCATAGCCCGAGCGCTTGCGCTGGGCCTCAAGCACGCCGGCCTGCTCCCGCTGCACGAGCCCGAGCATTTCCAAATTAATGCCGGAAACCTGCGGCAAGCTCTCAACCGCAAACTCCAGAATGGATTGGATGCCCTGCGGCAGCGGCGGAGCGGTTCGTTCCTTAATTCGGTTGCCCGCAATCGCGCCCGGCTGCAGCTCGATCATGCTATCCGGCCGCGCCCAATCGTCCTGCGCCTTCCGCGCGTTGACGAACGCATTTTGCTCGTAAAACAGCCCGCCCTTGCTGTTGGTGTTGATGATGTGGAGCAACTGCGAAAGCTGCTTGTTGGCCCACATCTGCGGGTCCACCATGGCCTTGACGACGCCGTACCACGTGTTGCGGTTGCGATCGCGCTTGCCCGTGATGCAGGTGAACGTGAACGCGCCGCAATCTAGCTTCTTCGTCGGCTCCACGAGCACCGAGCCCGCATAGATCGCCTGCTTGTAGACACGGCGCTTGCCCTTGACAGCAGGAGGCGGCACAAACCCCTGCGTCAAGTAAAGCTCGGCCATCTGCTCAACCTGCTCAGCCGTCAGATCGGTAATCTGTCCCGACTGCGGGTCTTGCACCGCATAGGCGGGCTCCATGTCCCACCATTGCATCTGGATGACGCGAATAGGCCGGGTTGCAGCCGATGACGGGTTGCCGTCCGTCGCCCGGTACTGATCGCCGGCAATGTTGTTGTGCAGATCCGAGCCGGTTTCGATCGCCTTGTCCTGCTGGCCGCGCACTTCGTCGATCTTGCTCGGCCACTTCGATTTGAACTCATCCGGGTCATAGTCGCGCATGCGATACACATAGCGCGCATCCACGAGATTCCGCTTCTTGGCCGTTGGGTCCCAGCCCATTTCGAGCGGGTCAATCCGGTGCACGAGAACGTCGCCCTCGGCGCTGGTTTCATAGCTCAGCGTCGTCTCGGTCCAGCCCATACCGGAGATGATCGTGTCAGAAAACGCGTCGCTTTCCTCGTCCTCCGCGTCGCAGTTGTCGCGCACCCAATCGGCCGCCGCGCCAAGCATCTCGCTGGCCTTGGCGTCGCCGATCTCGCGCGGATAATACTGCACGGCCTGCCGATTAAGCACCTCGGCGCCCATCACCGCAGACACCATCGGATCGACGCGGTTGAACGTGATCGGAACGCGCATTTCTTCCATCATGGCCGCGCGATCGTCCGCCGACCATTGGTCGCCGCTCGTGAACTCGTACCACCGCTTGGCGTCGGCGCGCCATCCGCTCTGATGCTGATCCGCGCGGCGCTGCCACTCATTGAGCCGCTTGACCAAGGCTTCCGCATCGCGCGGCGTGTCGACGCTGTCGTCTGCTGTGTCGCTCATGCCGCCCACGCTGATTTAGGCGCTCGGCGCCGCTGATATCGATCCGGATTGTCGGGAATGCTTTCGGGAACGTGGCCGCATGCGCCCGTCATGTACGCATCGGCGCAGTGCGATGCCCAATCATGGTGGGGCTCGCTCAGATACGTGCCGCGCTTGTCGTCCCATTTCTTGCGATAGTTGTCGAGACACTGGATACCGCGCGCGCAGCGAACCTCGTCGAACCAGCTCGCGGCGAGCAGCCGACGCGCGGCTTCGATCGCCTGTTGCTTGTCGGGGATGCGCGGCACCACGCGGAACGTCAGCCCTAGCCCACGGGCCACATCGACCGTCGATTGAGCGCCGGGCATAACCCAATGCGAGTTGTCGAGATCGTGCGGGCCGTAGTGCGTCCCGTATATCCAACCATGCTCGGTCGCGCGGTCGCGGATGACGCGGGCATAGTGATCGACGCCCTCGCCCGTGTTTTCATAGTAATCGATAAAGTGGAACATACCGCCGTGTGTCTGGTAAAACCACACTGCCGTGCTGTCATCCTTGCCGATGTCCCAACACGTGTGCACCGGCCGCGTCGGGTCGATCGCGATCTTGCCGATGCGGCCCTGCTCACGGGCCTTGAGCATCTGGGTCTGGAAATAGGCGCCCTGCACAGACGCGTTGAACGCCTCCGGCAGAACGGACGGATATTCCCTCATCATGTCGTCAGGCCCGATCGCCTGGCGCTTGATGACGTACCACGCGCGCTGCTCTGGCGAGAGCGCGACCTGGTGCTTGACTTCCAGGTCTCGGAAGTAGTCGTCCATCTCGCGCGGGATCGTCACCAACGCGGGATCGTCCACATAATCGGGGTGTGCGTGCCACGGTGAGAAGTGCAACTTGAATTGCTGCAGGGAAAGTTGCCGCCCGAGCTTCGCCACGCGCTCGGCATCGCTCACCAGATCGTAGAAATCGCCGCCCGCGCCTTCGGCCGTGCTCTCGACGAATATCATCTGTCCGCGATGCACCGTACCGAAGGCACCCGTCCTGATCTCTCGCGCCTTCTCGGGGTGCTTCACGCTGATCTTGCCGAACTCAGACACGTGCAATATCTGCAGCGTGCCGCCGCGGTGGCTCGTGCCGACGCTCACAGATGATCCGTTCTTCCACTGCAACTCAAAGGCGTTTTCCTTCGTGAGCGGATTAGCCTCGCGCACAAGCTGGGGCAGCCCATCGTAGGCGTATTTGATCTTCGCGAGCTTGTCCTTGGCGTCGTCAATCGTCAGGTCGACGATGCCGGCCGCCGTTGACGGACGGAACGTGCACGTGTCCGCGATAAACAGCGCAATGAATGTGCTGAACCCCAGCTGCCGCGCCTTGGGGATGACGTTGAGGGTGTGCATCTCATCCCATAGCCGGCGCTGGGCGGCATTCGGCACAAACGACACGGCGTTGCCGGCCGCGTCGCGGATGCGATAGAGGGTGCAGAGCCGCCACCACCGATCGGTGTATAGCTTCGCAACCTGTTCTCGGGCCGCGTCAAGCGCCATCGCCACTCGCCTTTGGGAACACCGACACAACGCCGGCCTTGGCCATCACCTCGCCCCAGCCGTCGCCTGCCGTCATGACGTGCTCGGCTTTGTCGCCCCACACGCGCGGATTGCGGCGCCCTGCCGTCCATTTCGCGGCGTCAATCACCACCTTTGCAATTTCCGCCGTCACGGGCTGCCCGTCGTCCTGCCGTAGTGTCCCGCGCGCCAACTGCTGTGCAATTTGTGGCACTCGCTCGGCGAATGCGTGTGCGGATGCTTCGCGCGCGCGCGTGTACAACTGACCAAAGTCCGCGTGTCTATGCGCCCATCTCAAAATCGTTCGCTCACGCGGCATATCGGGGAGCGCTTCGATCTCTGCCAGCGTGAGGCCTTCGACCACGAGATCGCAGATGCGCTCGCCCATCTCTGGCGTGTAGGTCGATTGATGTCCGCCCTTATCCTTAGGCGTGTCGTCACTCATGCGGTCCTCACAGTACGGCGGTTACTCCACGAGCATCGCAGGCGCGCCGGTACAGATCGGCGAAGCGGACTCGAATGTCGATCTGAGGCAGGGACGGGCGATCGGAGCCAGACCAGCCAATCATGAGCGCGAAAATGGGCACGAGCGTTGACACGAGCGCCATAAATGCGGCGATCGCAATCTGTGTCCAGGTCTGCGCGTCCGCGGATGGTTCAAGCGTTCCCCATGCTACCTGAGCGATAAAATCGGTTTGCGCCACAACTTTCGAGTGCTTGTACTCTGTTTTCGCGCCGGCTTCTCGGGCTTTGTCCACGAGACGCTGTGTCGCCTCAATGCGGCCCGTCAGGTCGTCCCGCTTCTCGGCGGTTGCGATGCGGGCAACCAACGCGGCGCGCTGATCCATGAGTGCCTTGCACTTGACCTTGCAACCACCGCGTGCGGTCTCAAGCTCGATGGCTTTGTCCATCGCGGGCAGCTCGCCTTTGAGGCCGTCAGCGGTAACGGTCGCTGCCCATGCGTTGGCGGCCGTCAGCTCGGCCAGTTGGTCACGCCAGAGCTTGAGGTTGGCTCGGTGGTCCGTGATCGTGTCCTGCGCTTCCGCGTGAACGGCATTCTTGATGTGGGTATCCTTGCTCTCAACCGTGCGGACGCCGACCGTATAGGCCAGGTGCGTACCGTACTCGGCGACCGCGAAAAACGCGCCGGCCGCGATGCACAGCGCGCCGAATGCTTTGCCGCCGTGGCGCATCTCGTGGCGTCCGTAGGTGAGCGCGATTGGAGCGAGCAGTGTCACGAGCACAAGCGCCAGAGCGTGTCCGCCGCTCATGGACGAGCCAAATGCATACGACATCCAACACGATGCCACGATGCCGACGAGGCCTAGGGTGCGGGCCAGTGCGGGGATTTCGGCGGGAGAGCTGGCGTGAATCCAGCCAGTAATAGCGCGCATGACGCCTCCGATAGGGGTGAGACGCTGGCACTAGATGACGCGGGAGTGATGCCGACAAATTACACTGTGGCGGGGGTGTGGTCAACTCGGCCTGTCCAGACGAAACGTCGCCCGTAACGATTTCCCTGGGCGGTCGTCCGCCGCGCCAGCAAAGCCGCCTGCGCGAGCCCATTGAGTAATCGCGTCCACGACCTCATCAATATTGAGCGTCACCAGCACGCTGTCACTTTGCACCTGTACATGCATTGACAGGTGCCCCAAAATTACGTCGCGAAGGTCTTCCCTGCCTGTCATTTCACATGTCCTCGACCATCCAAACCGTCATATCGTTCTCCTCTGCACCTCCCTAGGTGTTGCAACGGGGTCAATGCGCATGCTTCGACCCTCCCTAGTCACGATTCCGAGACCACGTGGTTGACGCTCGGCTCATGGCGCGCTCTGAATGTGGCTGTGACGCCATCCGGGCACACAATAGCTATCTCAAACGGATTTTCGCCGCGCTCCCACCCATCATGACGGGTGTAATCAAGTTCGCAGGCCAATTGCGCGGCTTCATTTCGATTGCTTGGCTGCTTCAGCCCTGGAAACCACCGCGCGTCCTCCTCAGTCTCGCCCAGGTCCGGGAAATAGTAGCGCCACAACATGCTGTCCTCCATCCCCTCACTCCCCCTTCTTCAGTCCCTCTCGAACGCTCTTGCGTACTCGGCTTGTCGCTCCAGATAGGCGTCGGCCTTAGCCTTCGCGACGTATCCTTCGCCGCCGTACTCCCCGCCGCAGAGCGGGCATGGCTTTTCGCCGTAGTTGACACACACGCACAGGTCTCCGCCGCAGTGACAATTGACAACCTGTTGCCCGTAGCAGAGTGGGCAACGCACGTGCCCCTTGGGAACGTGCAGATCGTCATCATAGAAATCGTCGTGCATCC